CGCAGAAACGGAAGCAGAAACGGAAGCAGAAACGGAAGCAGAAACGGAACCGGAGACCTCAGACAGTGCATTTTTACAATTGGCGTCTATGGCAATTGAAGAACGCCGTAGCCGCTCCGCGGCATCGCAAAGCAGCGAGCAAAGACGACCAGAAGTTGAACCGCCGGCTGATTCACAAGAGCGTGGTCCGCACATACAGGTGAACAATTACGGAGGTATTCGAGTCAGAGCAACACAGCAGTATATGCCGTTCAGACCGGGAATATACTTACCTATGGATTCTAATAACATAAGCGGTGAACTGATTGTTGACATTCCAGCTAACACACCTTACCAGCAATTTTTAAGCGCGGAAAACGTCCGGTTGGGTAGAGTCAGCGTGGCTTTTAATCTCGGATATCTGAACTCGATAATGGAAGAGGTTATGGCTTTGGATTTCGACTATGAGGTGGACGAAAACGAAGTTGAGGTTGATTTCGACGACTTTCAGGACGTGGCCGTGACTATGGACATAGAAGCGTACAATAATGCCGTCGACATTGTGAAACCGGAAAATGAGGAAAAATGCCCCATATGCATCGAAAACCTACACACAACAGACGATTTGAATCTGCGCAGTCTTTGTGTAAGGGTAAAGTGTTGTGGAAATATGTTTCACGATGCTTGCTTGAGACACTTGCTGTGCGACGTGGGTCCGTGTAAGTGTCCGATGTGCAGGGTCGATATGCGTTCTTTTTCAGAACAAAGTTAGAAAGAAAGAATTGTGTAGAATAAATATGAATAAAAAAGTTACATTAGCCATTGCAGGAATTGTGACCGCCACCGTTATTTTAATGTGCGTTTTACTTTCGTCCAAACGCAAAGAGAATTTTACCTCTGAAATAGTTCATTCGCCAAACTCCAAAGAAGAACTGCGAAAGCGCAGTATAGTAGACGATAAACTGAAAAGAGTCGCTACAAGCATAAAAGGAACTCGCAAAACGCCCATCTACATAATCGACGACTTTCTATCCGGGCAAGAATGCGACGCGGTCATAGATTCTGCCACAAACTTGTTTGATTCGGAGCTGACTTCGCCTAGCTCTGACAAGTATTTCAGAACGAGCAAAACGGCCGACTTTACGGGAGTGGGTATACAGCCTGAGATAGACAGAAAGGTATACGACCTTGTGGGACGGTCGGCGAACACGGCCGAGACGACACAGATACAACATTACAAACTGAAAAATGAATTCAAGGATCACGTAGACGCGTTCGACAGAGAAACAGACCACCAATTTTGGAAAAATGGACAGCGTACGTGGACGGTTATGATTTATTTAAACGATGTCCCAAAGGGAGGAACAACCGAATTCAAAAAGTTGAAGGAAGAGTGCGTGCCCAAGAAAGGAAGAGCTGTTGTTTGGTCGAGTCTTAACGAAGACGGATCGATAGACCACGATACGCTTCACTGCGGAACGCCAGTTCTCGAAGGAGAAAAGTGGATCACCACCACATGGTTTCTAGACACAGAGCATTAGTTTTTATACTCGACTGAGTATAAAATCTCTCTGCTCAGCTGTTAAAAATCCGTTTAATTGTGGCTGCGATGCTTACAATGCGCCAGGCGGAGTTCCCGGCGTTTAATCGGCGTCGCCGAAATCGGGTATCTCTCCGCGTATATAATAGTAAAGAGATTGCGTAGTATGCTCCAACTCTACTGGAGTGATAATTTTAAATTTGTCCTCGACATACATTTTTTTGTAAAACCACTTTTTCACCTCTTCAACACTCTTTGGTAAATTTCCAGATGAATCCTCCACGAAAATTTGACGCATTTGGAAGTAGTCTTTGTTCGCCGACTGTCTGTACTCTTGTTGCGTAGGGTTGCGCGCCTTAATTACTCGCCTTAATCTATCAATCTCAGACTGATTTGCCATTTTGTTTTGATAACAATTGTTTATCAAAATCATTTTCAAAGTACGTTGCTTCTCCTTGTTTCGATCAAGGGACCTCTGGGTTATGAGCCCAGCGCGCTTCCGCTGCGCCAAGAAGCAGTTTTAGTTTTATTTACTGTTTATTTTATTATTTATTTCTGTTACATTCTCATCGCCGACGGAGGGTACATTCCATTGTTGGAGTGCTCTCGTCGGTTCTTTGACTGCATCCCATCGGCTGGATGGGGCGGTTCCTGTTCCATCTGCATTTTTCCAGCATCTCCGTTTGCGCCATTCTTCGCGTTGGTCATCATCATTCGAACGTTTCGCTGCACCTGCTCGAAATCGGCTCCTACCATTCTGTGCACCTTTTTGCCTCTGAACCAAAAGTCGAATGCGGGGATGCTTTGCACATTCGCGGAAAGCTTGTTTGGATTGGTTTTGTCGTACTCTTCTGCGAACAGCATAATCTTACCTGGTTTGTTTACTAACTTTGCCAGAGCGTTGTATTTCGGTGCTATCTCAACGCACGGTTTACACCAGGGGGCTGAAATCTTGAACACGCAGATTTCGTTCGACCAGATCATCTTGTTCTTTTGCTCGCGCGTGGTCACTTCTGGAGCGGATGACCCGTCGTAAACGGTAGCGGCAGAAGCCGTCTTTCCGCCCCGAGATCCTCGGGAATTCACCGCTCTGGCCTGTGCTTCTTGCTGGGCGTAGGCGCTGCTGCGTGCCAATTGTTTCTTCTGTAAATCCAGTTGTTTCTGTTGCTGCTCCAGCAAATGTTGCTGCTCCAAAATCTTTTGCTGAGCGGAGAGCATTTGTTCTTGGACAACCTTTTCCCTAGCCTTTTCAGCCGCAGTGGAACCTAAGTCGTTGTATCTTTTATACGATGCAGACATTTATCCACACCAACCAACCTGTTTAAGTATCTTTACATCGCCGCTCCGCTACGCGGTTAATCTTCGTCGAAATCGTCGAAATTGTTGACGTGATCCGGGTCAAAACGGTCGTGATGATGCTTCCAAAACTCGCGACACCCGAATCTAAAATTGTCGGGCGGCGGATCCGCCTTGTAGTAAAACACGCAATCCTGCCACCGATTCGTTTGGATCGCGTTGTGAATGTACAGGCACGTGTAGTCTGTCGTCAGCGCGTCCATCAACTCGCAAAAGATGTTGAAATCCCCGATCACACTCGCGTAGTTCTCGTACAGCGCTTTGCGGTTCTTCAGAATCGGCTCACGAAGGATGAATACCCCGTCCACGTTCGTACGGATTGCCGGGTTGATGTCCATGGCGTACTGCAAAGACAAAATGTAAAGCATGTTCCAGTGCCTACCCCTCTTGTACATACCTTGCTGAATCTTTGTGTTGAAAATTTTTGAACTGTCCGTGCAATCATCGCAAAGCACCACTGCCCACGGATTGTTCATCTTCTGCTTAGCCATCTTCTGACGCTTCACAAACTTTTTCAACTGAGACTCGCTGTACTCGTTGAACACAAACGACGCCGGAAACATCTTGCTGTAGAACCCGTTCGAGTCCTCTGAGCCTGACATAATTATACCAGCGGGTATCAAATGTTTTTTAGCGTACAACAAGGCTGATATCAACGTAGATTTTCCTGTATTGTGCACAACGGAGTAGTCTTCCAACAAGAACAGGTGATTCCCGTCGAGTGTAAATCCGTAGTAGTTGTCCTCTCCAACAGACTCGACCGATTTAATCCCAGTCATCAGTACATCTTTGTTCAACTTTCGTGGCGATGCGCTTTTGCGTTCGATCCTGTTGGGTATCGCGTCGAGATGTCCAGAAATGCAGCACCTGTAGTACGTGCCTGTGACCGATCCGTTCGAACCATTCGTGCACGTTTTCTCGCATTTTTTCTTGTACGCAGACATTCCGAGAGAACGCGCAAGACTGAGCAGTCCGTCCACCAATTCTTCACTTTTATTGATGAAATCATATGTGTTAGATTTGTCTAAGTGACCGTCGCTGTCCAGGAGACCTGCGAGCAGCTCCAAACGAACTTCGCGAGAATTGCTAATGTACTGCTGTGGTATATGCTTGCGGTCGATAACACCCAGCTCTCGAAGACCCTCTCTGAACAGATTACCGTACCATTTTCTATTCCCCATTGGCTGGCTAATACTATATCCATACTCGCTGTTTCCGATTTTGCGCACGACAAGTCCTTGAGGCTCTAACACGCGCTCGAATTCGGAAACGACTTCTTGATCCGCCGTTGTGAACCGCGCTTCTCCCAACGTCCCATCCCCCAACCAAATACCCAACAGATACGGATCGACTTTTACTTCCTGAGGTGGAAACTCGACCCCACTTCGATACCACTTAAATCGATTCCGCCAAGTGTCGCTCTTCTTGAGGTATTCCGACACGGTGAGGTTTTCGACAGTACCGTGTTTGATATCGTTGTAGCCAGTGCATTTCAAACTCAAAATATGATTCTTATTCACTACTACAGAGTCTCCTTTTATGGGCGTGATTTTGTACATCTCCTCGTACCCACGGCAAAGCTCCATAACCGTGCGCGGTTTGCTATCGTCTCCCATGAGAAGGTCGCCTTCCTTTACGTCCTCGACTGGAACAGAAGTTCCATCGAATCTCATAACACGGGTGCCCGCTTTAAAACAGCCCGGCTTGCCCACGACCACGAGCTTGAACCCGCCGGCGTGATTCCCGCTCGTTGCAGGCGCGATAAGCTCCAGATTCAGTTCTTTTACTTCGATTACTTCGCTCATTTCTTTCTCACCATTTTGTCATACTTTAAATCACTACCCGGTGAAAACGATCGTAAATAAAGGTATTTTACCTATGCATAAATCAACTATGAATACGAATAAGATTAATCAAACCTTTCAAATTATATCCGACCTGCACATCGAAGCAGGCGATCCCAAATCATTTACTGTCATCAAGCAGATAGAAGCGCGCACGCCCACTTTGGTCATAGCAGGCGACATGGGATCGTTTCACCGCATACAGCCTATGATCCAACTGCTCGAAGAAGCGGCCGGCAAGTTCAAACACGTGCTCTACGTGCCGGGAAACCACGAGTACTACCACGACTCGAACGCAAACAGAAAGTACAAGTCTCTAGGAGAGTTGCTGTACGCCTTCAAACGCGCCGTTTCAGAGAATCCCCGCCTCCAAAACGTTCACGTTCTCGATCGAAAAATGGTCAGCATCGACGGCGTCACGTTTGCCGGAGCTACTCTTTGGTCGGACGTTGGAAACGCCAAAGCGTTGCCCGAATACATACGCCTCGACGTGTCGGTAGAAGAATACCAGGCGATGCACAGACGAGACATTAAATGGCTTTATCGCGTGTCTAAAATGAAAACTGACGGTCCTTTGGTCGTCATCACCCACCACGCCCCCTCGAAAACTCTGCTTCTCCCCTCGCGCTTCGCCAGAAAATACTCGTCTTTCTACGCAACCAATCTCGAGAACACCTCCATCTTTAAAAAGGCCGACGTGTGGGTGTTCGGACACACTCATCACAACGTCGACGTCAACATCGGATCCACTCGAGTCGTAGCAAACCAATTCGGCAAAAAAAAAGACGCTTGCAATGCAGATTTTAAAAAAATTATTGCCATAAATTAAAAATGGCTTTCTTATATCAACCTCCAAGACTTCCGTACTCTGGAACCGAGCTCGGTTTAGGATCTAACGTGTTTTGTAAAAAAATTTTGTCCGCTAACATTCTGGATGGTGGTCCAGGTACATCTCTTACAGCCTCAGCCCCAGCCACTGCCACAATTACAGGCAAGTGGGTGACTGCAGGTCTCGCCAACGGCCAGACGTACGCAACAGAAGTCACTTTTAGCTCTACCACGGGTACAGGAACTGGAATGAAAGCTAAATTTTCATTTGCATACGCAGGCGAAGTAGACGATGACGGAATAGCTTTATCTGCCGAAGTCACTAACCCGGGATCTGGATACGTATCAGGAGAAGTAGTAACTTGGGATGCGGCCGACATTCTTGCTAAGTTTAAGCTAGGCACTAACCCGCCGACCCTCTCGACGGCGTACACTAGTGTTGATTCTGCTTACACACTTACGCTTGGGGCCGGTTCTACGTCAACAAGCGCTGTCATTTATACTGAGGCCGGGAGTTCTGGATGGCAATTTACTTTAGGTGGCGTATCTGGTCAAGTGCAACTCGTTACTATTATAATTTCAGATGACGGCATCGCTGGTAATGACTATGCAGATAGCGACTACGTAGTAGTCACCAACATAACGGGGGGAGTGGCTGAAACAGAAATATCGACGGCTGGCATTGCCTCTGCAAGTATTTTCCATAATACTGATAACAAGACTGAACAAATTACCTTGAGACGCAGTGTTGGAGATCGCGGTAGCGGCACGGATGCGACTCTTGCTGCTGCCGATGTTACCGTCCGTCTTTCCAGGAGACAGCTACAACAGTAAATAATTTCCAAATGTGTTTAAATTCTCCTTTTAGAATTTAAATCATAGAAACATGGATTGAAAGTTGTGTGTTGATTCGTCGTGGGTGTTTGCGCGCGATTTCACGGCGTCTTGAATGTCTTGAATGGATAGACATCCGTTTTTTTTATTTTGTTCACGCAAGAGTCTTTTGGAGTGTGCGATTTTGCATTTGAAGAGAAAGTTTTTGATGGCTCTGCCTTGTCCGTTTTCAAAGAGAGTTTCGTCCTGGAAGACGTTTTCAATGTCGCGTTTGTCTTTTTCTTCAACCGTCCATCCGATGTCGTTGATTTGCGACAGAAATATTTTGTTCAGTTGTGTTCCGGAGTAGGGTTCCAGGACGTGCACCCATTGGAATCTGGACTTGAGTCCCTTGTTGAGGTTGAAGAAGCAGCGTTCAATGTCCTTTTCGTACCCGGCAATGATGCATATGAATTTGCCTGCATTTTCCGAGAGAAATCCGCAGAGCGTGTCCACGGCTTCTTTCGAGAAGGAATCTTTTCCTTCCTTTCCTGATCCGAGGGAGTACACTTCGTCGATGAACAAGACTCCTCCTAGACAGGATTTGAGCAGCGCGAGCGTTTTCGTCGCCGTTTGTCCCAAGTAGGAGGCGACGAGGTCTTCTCGGTGCGCGATTTTAAAAATGCTTTTGGGGTTTTCAATGACGCCCAGACAGGCGTATATTTTGCCGAGTATTCTGGCGACGGTCGTTTTGCCCACTCCGGGCGGACCGGCGAGCATGGTGTGCAGGTACTCGTTGTTGGTTATCTTGTCGAGTTTCTGCAGAAAGTAGACGAGCTGGTCGAAAACCGTCGACTTGAGCATTTCCAGTCCGATCAGATCGTCCAACTCTTGCAAGTGGTCGCAGCACCGCTTCAGTGAATCATTGTCTATCCGCACGAACCGCTGGCCTTGTTTTATTCGTTTTCCGAGTTCGATCAAATCTTTCAATGTTGTCAACTCCGGCAGTGGCAACATTTTTTTCTTTACGTACGTTTTCACCAACCTTTTTCCCTTTCCGCTGGACTTGGATTCGGACTTCTTCTTTAAACCAGTGTCTATTCGAGCTTTCACGTGCGACACGTTGAGGGGGCGATTGATTTGCTGCTTCTTCAATCGTAGTCGTCGACGAGACGTTGTCGTTTTTTCATAATCGTCGTCGCTTTTGGTCATATCATAGATTACTTCAATTTTACTTTTAAAAAATATTACTCAGCGACGACTATCGTTAATTTCCAACTTAAAAAAAAAATATTGCACAATATAAAACAATGAGCATTCAATCATCCAACATTACCTCGGGATTCATTGACCTCGCCACTTACGACGAGCTCGAGAAGTACATGTACGGCTGCGGCGACGCAGTTGCGTACTTCGTTCGCACTACGTGCAAGTCTACCTGGTTCACTCAGGTGCCGGTTGTTCTCTCGAACGCCTCTGGTCAGCCCAAGTTTGGCCAAAGCTGGTCGGTCAGCATTTCTCGTGCTGGTGATTACCTGCTTCAGACCTGGCTTCGCATCGGTCTCAACCAAGTCAAATACTTTCCTAACACGCCGGCCGAGGAGTTCACTCGCATCCGCTGGACGCGTAATCTGATGCACAATCTGATCAAGGAATGCGCCATCACGTTCAACGATCTGGTCGCTGCTCGCTTCGACAACACGCATCTTGATTTCTGGGCGGCCTTCACCGTCCCGAAGGGTAAGCAGCTGGCTTACAACAATATGATCGGCAACACTGTCGCGCTTACCAACACTAGCGCTGTGGGTACCGCTGCAGCTGGAGTCAGCCTTCCTCCTGATCTCGATAATCTTGCGGGTGGATCGCTGGATGACGTCGTCCAGAAGGATGGCGGTCCGAGAGTGACGTACCTCAACCTGCCGCTGCCCTTTTTCTACTCCCGCGATTCGGGCGTCGCGCTTCCGACGGCGGCTCTTCCGTACAACGAGATGCGCATCAACTTTACCTTCGCCGACTGGAGGGATCTTCTCATCGCGGAGCGTAATGTAACGGCTGCGACCGCAAACCAGCCTTATGTTAAAAAGTTCCAAGATGCAACACGACTTTCAATCGGCGGAGCACAAACCGTGGGCAACACTGAACCGTCCTTCGAATCTGTTCAGGTTTGGGCGAACTACGCTATCGTGTCCAACGATGAGCGTAAGCGTATGGCCTGTGCTCCGCGCGACATTCTCATCGAACAGGCTCAGATGGCATCTAAAGTCACGGTGACCCCTCAAACCAACACGTCCCAGTCGATCGATCTGCGTCTTTCCCACGCGATCAAGGTTCTCTTCTTCGCGATCCAGAATATCACTCACGATAATGAGGGTTCCACCTACACCACCGGTTCGCCGCAGATGGGTGACCTCACGGCGTGCCCGCTCAAGTTCAGCGGTCAGTACCAGGTCGATCCTCTCCTGCGCTGCTCTCTCGTCTACGAGAACACCAACCGTCTCGGCCAGATGGGCAACGACTACTTTTCGCAGGTCAACCCGTACTTCACCGCGCCGGTCGTCCCGGAGGTCAGCGGTTACCACTGCTACTCGTACTCGCTGGACTTCATCTGCCTCGATCCGATGGGTTCCACCAACTACGGCAAGCTTACCAACGTGTCGATTGTTCCGGAGTTTACGGCGCTTTGCCAAAACGCCGCCAAGAATAATGGCACTGGAAGTGCTTCCTTACCGCCGCTCAGTCAGGCCGGTGCCGTTGGTCCAAACAACCCGCAGTCCTCTGGTATCCAGGAACAGCAGAAGTACAAGTTTGTGCTCACCTGTGTCAACAACAACATCATCAGAATTTCAGGTGGTGCCCTTGGTTTCCCAGTTTTGTAAGAGTGCTCCCCCGAGCAGTGCATATATATACTTTCTATACAAATATAGTATAGAAACAACACGCGATTAATATTATTAGGATTAATGAATTGCATTATTAAAAATGATTTATAGAACTGGAAATATTACTAAACAAACAATGCCAAACCCAAAGATTACAGAACGTACTCGTCAAAAAATTAACGAAGCTATCGAAGCGGCTGGATGCAGCAACTGGTCGATATGCGAAGAAGATTCACGCTACGTCGTTTTTACGTGCAAGTGCGGAAAGACCGACAGAAAACTAAAGCAACAACTTGTAAAAAGGTTTTCTGGATGCAGCGACTGTTCCAAGAAAGGAATTAGTTCGAAAGTTATCAATCAATGCAAACAGAAATGCGAAGAGTTAGGATACACGTACAAGGGAGTGTCAGAAAAAGCTCGTAGTATCATTGTCGTATGCAAGTGCCACATCGAATTCACAGTTTTTACAAGCAATTGGAAAAAATCTAAAACTGGATCTTGCGATAGATGCCGTCGTGTAGCAGATCTGCCTTTGTCTGCAGTGTCCGCTCCTACTGAGAAAATAGAAGAAAAATATGAGAAGGGTCCTTGGACTGGCGGAATCACTGTCGGATACTTGCAGGAAACAGATGAACGCGTCAAAGTTAATTTTAAGAAAGAACACGGCGGATGTGGCAAGACTTTTCATAAAAAAGTGCACGGATCGTTTACCCGTGCCATTGCCGAATCCTTTCAAAAACGTGAATGTGAAAAGAGAGGGTTGACAAGAAATCAGGTGCGACTAGTTACCGTGATAAGTCATCCAGTTTTGCCGGTTGGGTACGAATACTACGAGATGAAGCTTTTACAGAACAATGGACGAGGTAATCCAAAAATTGAAAAATGTATGAAGTTAGAAACAGACCAACTTGAACTTATTCGATCTATGGGCAAGGTCCGAGCGTATTTAGAAAAGGGCAAGAAGACTACCTACGCTCTAATTGGTAGTAATAAAAATACAAAACAAATTCACAACATACTGTATCCTCAGTTTTCGGAGGTCGATCACATCGATCGGGACGGCCTGAACAATCTTCGGAGCAACGTGCGCGAGGGAAAGGGTCGCGTGAATGCCCTGAACAAAAGTAAGCAGAAGAATAATACGAGCGGCCACACCGGTGTTGAGTGGCACAAGCCAGTCGGAAACAGGAAAGGTCGTTGGAAGGCGGTGTGGAAAAATGAGGAGGGAAAGCGCAGGAGCAAGTCATTCACGCTTAGGGTAGATACAGAAGAGGAAAAGGAGTTTCAAAAACAACTAGCGATCGCACACCGAGAAGCGATGGCGAAGAGGACGAAGGAGTTTTTGGGGATGTAAGAATAAAAATGGATTAATAAATGAGAAGTAAATGGTTAGTTATACTTGCGTTTTGTTTGATTTTGTGCGTTGTTGTCATAGCCGCTCCGCGGCATCGCAAAGCAGTTCAATCTTTTACAACGGAAGAGAATTATGTGGTCGACTCGGAGGGAGATGACTTTCTCCGTTTGAAGCCTTCTGCCGTGCACGGAAATGGGGTTTTTACCGAGAAAGATATAGGCAAAGGCGATGTTGTTCTTCTCGACTGTTTTCCGAAAAAGCCTCTTGGTGTGGTTTTACGGATAGGAATGTCCAACGACGATTTCAAAAGGTATGCGTCCAAATTTATCCCTTACATAAACCATTGTTCACAGGCGAAAAACGTCAAGGTAGAAACAGGTAAGAACGGCAAAATAAATCTAGTGGCGCTGAGGAATATAGGTGCGGGAGAGGAGCTTTTCGCGGATTACGACGACGCGCATTATGCATTTCCTTTTATATCAGGTTCAAAACCGGGGTACGTCAAATGTTGACGAAAATGATTTAAAACTCTTTGTTTTATTTCAGGAAAATGACTACTTCAACAACAGCTCTTATTTCCAAAGATTTCGAGAAGATGAAAGTGTCGACGCGTACTTTTACGGCGAGCACTAACTTGACGATAGATATCGAAAAAATTTCAAAGTACCTGCCCGTGCACAGTCCGGTTAATCCGGATCTTAGGGTAGCTAAGAACGAGAAACTGCGCGTTCTGCTTTCGAGCATTCCAGTGGGGGAAATTATTTCAATCAACTATATGGGCAATATCCGCGGCGTGAATATGAAGCCGCGTAAGAAGAACAAGCGATGGTTTCGAAACAGTTTTACTGTAGTGATCAATGCGGGAACCAAGCTTTTGAACTTTAAAGTGTGTCGCAACGGTACTTTTCAAATCACGGGAGCGCTTTCTTTCGATCATGCGATTCAGTGCATTCGTTGCATTTGGGACAACATCAAGGGTACTAGTTATTACAGCTGTTCCGATGGTTGTATGAAAGCTTTGATCATACCAGCGATGCGAAACCTAGATTTCACGTTGGGCATCAATATAAACCGCGAGTTGTTCGACCAGTATATTGTGGACACCAATCCGGACTACCACTGTTTGTTAGAGACGAGTTTCGGCTACACCGGGCTGAATGTGAAAAAGAGGATCACAAAGCCGATTGCAGATTTGAAGATTACAAAGATCCAAGTGCCTATTATCCAAGTGTCATACGAGGAAGAGGAGAAGACACCTGAAGCGGAAGATGATGGGTGGATGGATGAGTGGAAGAGGGTGGAAAGTCTAAAACTGAAAAAATGGGTCGACGATGGTTACGACGAAGAGCAGTACAAAGAGATGACCAAGGAAGACTTTTTCAGAGACCAGAAGGAAAAGCAACGGAATAGAAGGCGCAACGCTCTTTACTCGGAAAGAGAGAAGATTCTTGATTTGAATGATAAGTGGAGGGGTTCTCTTACGTCTTACAAAGAGTACTTGGACACGTTGTCCGACTCCGATCGAGAATCGAAGCTCAAGCACGTGCGGTACAACACCTTTTTGGTCTTTCACTCCGGTAAGATTATCCAGTCGGGGCTTTCCGCTGATTTCATGAGAGACGACTTTTACGAATTCTGCGGAATTATAAACAAAGCGCACGCAGCAGGTCAATTGGAGGAAACGTTGATCGACGAATAAATGGGAAAGAGTATTTTGTAATTAATAAATAACTACAAAATGAAAACTTTTCCTAGAAGAAAAAGTGGTAGATTTGCACCGTCTTTTGCTGTAGCGCCTAAAACGTCGTGCGACGTGCCGTACAGCCAACGCGTGAACTACGACAACAGTTGTCCGCTCGATGTTTGCACGACGGAAGAGGGGTGTAAAAGGCGAGGGGGGTGCTTTGAGAGACCGCCGCCGCCTCACGACTTTGACGGAACGCCGTGGTGTTATAAAGAGGCTGGCGCGTCCGAGTGTTTAATAAAACGAGAAGATCGAGTAAATCTGGCTGGTTGCGGTAATGAATGCGGCGACAAGGCCGTATGCGAATCTAGAGGAGGGTGTTACGAGAAACCGAATGATTGGTGGAACAGCAAAACTAACATGGCAGTGCCGTGGTGTTACGAGGGTACTATTTTGGATTCGTGCGATGTGCCTTTGCTGAGAAGAGTGTCTTGCACGGGAGACAACTGTTGCGTGGATAAGAAAGGAAAAAAGTACAAGAAGAGAGAGGCGAATGAAATAAATAATTTAAAATTGTGCAAAACTCTGCCCGAACCTCCCGACAAGTACGACAAGACGATTAATCTGGGTTCTGTCGCCTACATCATGGTGGGGGGCGGCGGTAAGTGTTCGGACTTGGTTCCAAAATCGTTGAACAAATTAACTCCGTACAAAACGTTTACCGAGGTGAAACCGGGTATCACTAAAAATGGACCCGGGTACACCCAACAGTGGGCGTGGATAAACGACGGTCAACAGCAAAGATCGATCGCGGTAGCGACGCCCACGACGTCAAAGATGCCGTCTGACGGCTGGCCTGTAGTGTTTATGTTCGACTTTATGGGTCGGGACGGGATGGCAGAAGGCTGGGATCAAAACGAGGCCACCAACAGACTTCTCGTTGGCGGCGTCGCGGAGCAGTTTCTGAACCAAGAGTTCTTGGACGATGACGAACTTACGGGTTTGTTGACTTCCATGTACTACAAGAGATATTTGCTTAGTTCTGGGTTTGCGGTCGTGATGCTTGGAGAGGGGATGGCCTACGATACGGAAGACCTTTTTCCGTGCAATTTAGCCGATTCTTCGGGGGATCAGTGTTGGAACGAGGGAAACAACCCCGATGCGAACGCGCTCCGCATCGTGTTTGAAAAAATCTACTCCAACACGCTTGTCCCGTCCGTTTCATTCAATTACGATAGAGTGGCTATATCTGGGTACTCTGTTGGAGCGAACATGTGCAGTCGAATGATGAACGAATTCCCTCTTATGAAGACAAGTTCGGGAAACCCTATGCCTAAGATACGAGGCGCAGTGTTGATCGGAGGCGGGTCTTATCACTGTTACCAGTTTATGAAAGATGGAAATCTGACAGAAGAACCAGCAAACTTCAAGCCGTGCCACGATCCGGCAAATTTGGGGTGCTGTCCCACAAATCTGGTGGAAGCAAACTACGATGATGGAGTTTTAAATTTTTCCGATCACCCGCCGGTTTGCTTGATACAGGCTGAAAACGACGCGTACGCGCCTTACGAAGCGAGTGAGTATTACTTCAATGTGTTGAATTCAGTGGGAGTCCCCGTGTACAGAGTTGTCGCTAAAGGAAACAGGCACGGTATTATGGATTCTCAAATCCCAGCCGCCATCGGGTTTTTGCAAACATATTTGCAGCCCAAGCCTGTCAAACCCAAGCCTGTTCCCAAGCCGACGCCTGTCAAACCCAAGCCTGTTCCCAAGCCGACGCCTGTCAAGCCCAAGCCTGTTCCCAAGCCGACGCCAACACCTAGACCAAAACCAAAATCTACGTTATCTATCGCTAGTGTAGCATTGATAACCATATTTATTTTTATACTAATCGCTGTAATCTTCGCTGCTGCATGATCCGTCATCGTAGTCGTCATTTGAGTGAGATCCAGAGTCCAGTTCCATCTCCTTGTTGGATAGAAATGTTTCAAGTTTTCTTCCCTGTGCGGCAGAGATAGTTTTATTTTCCCGTCCGCGTTCGAGTCTGTTTTCCACTACATCGAGCTGGTAGTGAGACTGGGCGTTTTTAATATCTCTTTTCAGTACTTTGTACAAAGTTGCCATTTTGATTCTACTTTTTAATTTCTTTAAACTTATGTTCTTTCTCCAACGTGGAGCGTCATCGCGGAGCAAAAACCTTCAACAAGAAAGCCCCGTACACGATGTCAGCGACCGCGACGTCGGTGATCTTCTTTTGGACAATGATGTGGTTGAGCCCTGCCAGAACTAAGAATATGCCCCAGATCAGTCCAACGTCGACCTCGCGTTTCCACAGGGCTACCGCTAGCAAAGCAAGAGTGAACAGTCCTAGTTCGCGCTGCAGAGTTACGACGCCTGGGCTGTTTCCCCATTTTTGCCAACCTCTCACTTGTTTTGCGAGAACTAAGTGCCCAAACGCTCCAAATATGAGAGACGGGACGACAGAGTACAAGAGTATGTCCTGCTTGGCCTTTTGGGGGTCGTTTTTGTTTTTGGTGAAAAAGTAGAGGCCGATAACCATAAAAACAACAGTTCCGGATGTAAATACTAGATTCATAGTTTCTTTATAAAAATAAAATATGCTCTATCTTCTCTTCAAACATATGAAATGGGAGGTGGCTTTGGGAGTTCTTCTCATATTTTTGGGTTTATACGCGTTGTATAGAAAGCTCAAGGGGTACAAAGGAACGTGGAGCGAGTCGTACTACTACGATCCGAAGATGGGCGGTTATCGTCCCGTGCAAGACTCCAGTTCTGGAAAACAGGAGTCCAAGGGCGAACGGGAGTGTCGGCGTGTTCTGGAGTCCATTTTCCACCGCAAATTCCCCAACAAACGTCCTGACTTTATGAAAAATCCTTTGACGGGTCGCAACTTGGAGTTGGACTGCTTCAACGAGGAATTAAAGATAGCGTGTGAGTATAACGGCATTCAGCACTACAAGTATTTGAAACACTTTCACAGTTCGGTGGAGGACTTTCACAGACAGCAGCGAAACGATCAGAAAACGCGAGAGAACTGCATCAAAAACGGCATCTTTCTCATAGAAGTGCCTTACACGGTAAAGGTGCCAGACATAGAACGCTTCATCGTGGACAAGCTTCGTCGATCGGGTTTAGTGTGATTCCCAGACTGCCATTTAAAAAAGTCTCGACCTTTAAAAAAATGAGCACTGCATCAAAAACTAAATCGGATCCGACGCCTGTGCAAAAGCGTTTTAACACCTTGAAACGTTTCGTCCACGAGATGGCTTCGTTTTTCGAAGAAGACTTGTCTCTCAAGCTGTACAATCATTTATTGAAAAAGACGACGTTGAAGAACAGGGGACCGGTCGCCAGACACGTAAAGTTGTTTGAGGAGTTTTGCGTCGCCAATCGAAAACAGATCGTGGAAAGCAACACTGCTCTGACTCTTTCTCGCATCGAGTACTCTTCCAGAGTATACATAGACTTTTCTAAAATATTCGAAGACATCTCTAAAGAAGAAAATGCAGCAGACACCCAGGCCATCTTGTTCGAGCATCTCCTCGTGTTGAGTATGGTGTTCGATCCGGAGGGGAAAGCCTCTGACGTATTAAAAGCCAAAAAGGCGGACTCCACGCCTGAAGAACTGCGCGAACTGTTCAACGACAATCCTTTCCTCTCGGATATGATGAAAAAGGTGGAAAGTCAGGTGAAACCAGGCGCGAATCCTATGGAAGCGATGACGAGCATGATGAGCTCTGGATTGCTTCAAGAATTGGTGACTGGAATGCAAGAAAACATCGAAAACGGCGATCTCGACATGGAACAGCTTATGAGTTCAGTTCAGAAGATGACCTCTTCGCTTCCCCCAGAACAGTTGCAGGCGTTGAAGCCTATGCTTGCGATGGCAGAAAGCTCTACACCCACCATTCCGTGCGAGCTCATTCCGGACAAAAAGAAACGCAAGAAAACTAAAGCAAAGCGTGAAAAGCTTTCAGTTATAGAAGAGGAAAAGGAGGTGGAGAATCTCAAGAAGGCGTGATTTATATTTGACAACAAACCCTATCAATCCGTGTGGCGTAATGGATAGCGCGTTCGACTTCTAATCGAAAGGTTGCGAGTTCGAGTCTCGCCACGGATACTTTTTTGATTATATTTTATAATCAAAATAATTCAAGGTAAATAGTACATAGGATTTGGTAGTTTGACTTTCACCCCAGAACATCTTCCGTTAGAATCGCTCCACTGATCGCCGACAGAGATTACAAAATGAACCTTCATTCCACTCAAACCATTCCGTTGGATCCAGCAGCGCGTGGTTGATTTATACAAAGATGCAGCCAAGGATTTTCCACTAGCACCCGAATCAGGCTTGTTTGCGGGTCGCGGGGCGCCTTTTCCCACTGCCTTTTCTACATCGGCTGGATCGTGCATAAAGATGCCACCATTAGACCGTACAACTTCCGAATTATCCCTGCCAGGTGCATATGCAGGATGATCCGAGTTGTCGCCTGAAACATCGTCTCCATACCAGTAGTGATAACCCCTGACTAACCCTGTTAATTTAGAAAATGCATCCATTTCTTTCAGAGTTTCGTTCACAACGGCGGGAGTGCTAGCTCTTCCTGTAATGAAAACAGGAAGGATTCCCATTTCCCTAATCTTTTTTATAAAATCAACTACTGGTTGGATAGGCGGAAACTTACTGGCCAATGCCGCATCGTCAAACTTTTTCTGGTCGAACTTAAGCTGCATAGCTCCGTACGTATTCCAGACCGTGTCGTCTAAATCGAACGAGGCGAGTGGCTGAATTCCCTGCGAGAGCATGCTGCAAATACACGCTTTATTTTTTTCAAGCATATCTAATGCATTTTTCATTATTTTACTCACATCTTTGTAATACTGAGAGTTTTCATCGACCTTGTATATGTCTGTTTTCCCATAGTAAGCTCTGATTTTATTTTGTTGAGCTTGGTCGTTTTGAAGCGCGCATTTTCCTTCTTCACCAGGGCAAAGTGAAATGTCTCCGGCTGTACCTTTATTCCCCATGCATCCTCCGTATTCAGTGTAAAATGTAGATGATTTGGGATCTACAGAATCGCCTCCTATATCCTGGCATCTCTCGGTGCTCATTTTCCATTTATCCAGTGCATCGCAATTTCCTCCAACTACTGTAGAACAGGATTTTGGGATGTCAAGACCCGTGTTGCTGCCATCTACTGAACCAGTAATAGAATTGCCGTTTTCGTCCACGCCAAGTCGTTGTTGTTGTTCTGGCGTATAGAAATTGGCCATCCACCCCCCCATATCCCTCAGTCCAGTGGGCTTTTCGATTTCGCCGCGTGTCCACGCGGGTCCAATGACACCTGCCATATCTTTCTCGTTCATACGATTCAGATCATCGTTGTAGCAGGGAATGGGCATAAGACAGCTTTGTGGCGGCCTGCAGGGCGCACACGTGCCTATTTGACCTACCATAGAATAAGAATCAGATCTGGTATTTTTTTTTCTTCCTCTCATACTTTTCATTTATTTACTCATTTTTTTATTTATAACTCACTTGTCGTCGGAAAGGTGAGTGACCACAAAGTTATATAAAATGCGCTTGAGTTGCGGGGGGAACTTGTTGAAGTTGAATTGAGCTACTCCCGACTCTATAAATACGCCAGAGTAGGGTATGGTTGAATCTACGCTGGGCGAGAATGCTGAAATGATCGCGTAAATCACCTCGTGAGAATCTTCGCTTAATTCTCTCACTCTTTTCACAAAGAACTCTTTCTCGGACTTGCTGAGATCCTTGTACTTTCCGTTCTTAGACGGTTTGCACTTCGCCAGCAGTGACTGGAACAAAGGAAACTTGTCGTAATCTATACTCATTTTTTATACACAGTGATGTCTGTTATAAACTATCATTTTCACCCCACTGTATTCCACTGACACTTGGGCTTTTTTGATAAAAGCTCCTCAGGTAACGAAAAAGCTCTATAAGCATCCACCGCAACTTTTTTCCAGCCTTTAATGGAGTCGCGTTATAAATGTCGCACATATTCGGACTCTTCGACGGGGGTCCGCACGACCCAAGAGGTGGTGCCGGTGCCGGTGATGGGGATGGCGATGGAACTTACTTTTGTTTGTAACAGAGAGCAGCAGATTTCTTCCAACCAATGACACAGAAGCCATTATGGCAATCCTGGTGGCCCTGGTTCCTTGGGCCACAGATATTGACTTCACCTACAATGGTTTTGGCGGAACACCTCTTGCCGGCGGGAGGGACGCATAGATCTTTTCCCGCTGCGCGGGGAATGGGGTCTGTTAGCGAATTGCTGAACCCTGAAGGACAAACCTTACTCCAAAACCCTGGACAGTCTCCAAAAACCAAATCATATTTATCAACAATGCATGTTTTGTCTTTGTTCCAACTACCTTCGTCATAGGTAGCTGCATCTTCGGGTGCTACAGTTCCAGCACAAGTTTTCTTGGGGTGGCACTTTCCACTCGTGCAGAACTCTGTGGACGGACACTTATTATCCTCGCTGCAACCCGGTTTCGGTTTCGGTGATGGCGATGGCGATGGCGATGGAGAAGGTGATGGCGATGGTGATGGCGATGGCGATGGCGATGGCGATGGAGAAGGTGGTGGAGATGGAGAAGGTGGTGGAGATGGCGATGGTGGTGGAGATGGCGATGGTGATGGCGATGGTGATGGCGATGGTGGTGGCGAATGTAGATGTAAAACCCATCCGTCTTTAGTAAGAAGGGTTCCCGCAGGTATTTTTGTCATTTGAGGTGCTTTCGTCGGATCAGCTACAGATTCCGCGTACAAAGATTCTTTTACGACGCGTGTTCCTGCCGGTAGCCAAACAGCGTTTTTATAATTTGGTTTCGTTGGCCTTTCCGGCTTACCTAATGTTCCTACTACAACTCCCGGCGCAGCATACCTCGTGTCTTCTCCTCGTCCTATATGAATTCTGTCACCTGCGAAATGAAGAACGACAAGAACGACAAGTATGATTGCTACAACGATTGCAGCCCATTTTAGCGTCTCTATTTTTTTAATCATTTATTTACCGCATTATAATGTAGTTTCGGTTGATTCATTCGGGGCATTGGCTTCGTAATCGCAGAACAAGCAGGGAGACACGTCAATTCTGGTAAAGTTGTTGTGAGGGAGAGTGTTCTTCCTGTCGTTGTATTCTTTTATAGTTAATGTTGCGGTTGCTGTGACGGCGGCGGTGCCGGTTATTATTCCTATCAATGCTAGGGTGGAGATTATCATTCTTTATTGTTTTCAGTAAAGAATTATTTTGTTTAAAAGTCAAGCTCGATGTCCTTGACTAGATACTTCATAAAGTTCTGTTCAGACTCTTCCGTGGTTTCATCCAGCCCCGCATCGACACGGGCTTGTCTGTATTTGTCAAAGTACTTTCCGTCGAATTCCGGAAACTCTTTGTCCATTTCCTCGATTTTATCGCGGCACTTCAAAATGAGGTCTTTCACCTCGGCCATCTTTTTCTGATGCTCCTTGTAGTTCCAGACAAGCTGGGCACGTTTCACCCTCGCCGTGATGTAGTCTTCAAAGGGGTCGTCGCCGGGCTTTTTCTTAACATCTTCCTTGAGGAGTTTTTCTCTGTCTTTGATTTCCTGCATTTCTCTGGCGTCCTTCTTTTGCTGCCTCTTGATGGCATTTCCCATGCTTTCAGCAGCTTCTTTGTTGAGGTCGACTTCGTGGATTTCGTCGGAGAACTTTCTCATCTCTGTCAGCGGGAAAGGGCGGCCTACGTAGCACGTTGAAATCTGATTGTACGAGTCGTGATTTCGAACGAGGAATTCTGCCCGTTTGTCGGCGTCGAGCAGAGTGGCGTAGTTTCCCCTGAGCTTTGCAAACCCGTACACTCCGTTTTTGTTGGGTTTCGCGTTTTTCGCCGGCGTAAAAGAAATCAAGCCTAAGAGTTGGTCTGGAAGCACTGGATCCGCGTAGCTTCTTTCCGCTTTCGTGTAATTTGTGACGTAAGATGTGTTGATCAAATCGTCTTTTGCCGATTTCATCTCATCGTCGTTCAGCGGGGCGGCCATAGTGGGTCTCCACCTCTTAGCGGGGTCTCTGTCTTCAGGCGCAGTCAGGGAGCCCTCGTTGGTCGGAGGCTCGCTTTTGAGCATTTTCCTAAGCTGATCCCTGGAGTCCACGGATTTAGTTTCGGTTGCAGATACGCTTGTCATTTTCTATGAAAGATCTATTCTTTTAACTAGTGTTCAAAATGATGGGCGATTTTATTTTTCGTCTATTTCAAATGAACATCAAAAGCCTGCAAACAATTTGCGCGGATGCGATTTTGGATTCTTTGGGGGAAAAACCTGATTTGATTCAGCAGCTCGTGGGAGAAAGAGCAATCGAACGGATGGGGAAGGTGATTCGCAAAAACGAACGTCGCCGCGCGGAATTGAGGGTAAAAAAGAAAGCGGCGACTGAAATAGGGGTACTAGTTTCGGCGATGATTCAGGACATTCTGATGAATGGACTATCTCCAGTCACTCTGCTTCGCGATGACGCGTCATCGATAGCGGGACGTTTTCCAGACGCAGATCCGGACTTGGTCGAGCGAGCGTGGGTGATAGCTCGTCAAGCTATAGAAGAGGTTGAAAATGGTTTCAGATAATTCTTTTTGAATAAAACAAAAAGAATGTACACTTCACCTACTGTTCAAACTCACACGTGGCATAATGAATCATCCGATTCTAATGAGGAGGAGATAGGCCGATTGCAAAAGCTGCTGATGCAAGCGCAGACCCAACTCGAATCTAAGGATGAAAAGATAGATGACTTAACATTGGAATTGGGCGAACTCAGCAAAGTGTGTACTGATCAGGACGATAAGATTCAAAATCTTCATCTAGAAGTTCACAAATTAAAATCGACCCTGAATACGGTTCAGAACATTTTACAGAATCCAGACAAGTATACCGTGCGTCATATACACGAAACATTTTAGACGCCAACGCCGACATCACTGCTAGGACCACCGGGAAAGTAGCAGGATGGTCTGACGGTACCAGTCAACGCAAACTTTTCTATCCCGCCGCATTGCGCATCTTTTCCACATCGGCAAATCGGTTCCCCAGTGCACGGACACACTCCGCTTTCTGGGTTAGAGGGGCAGCCGGCTGATTTGACGACAGGACCACTTCCAGGAAGAGGCGCCATAAACCGTGGAACGCCGCCCTTGGGGCACCCAAAACGCATTTTAGAATCCATTCCGCATTCGTCTCCCCCAGTGACGCCCACATAACATCCTGCTGTTTGTTGGCCTTTTTGATCGTAACAATTGCTCATTTATATTATATTACATAAATTAAATGAGCAACAATACCAATAGCTGTATCGCGAACTCCTGCTATGGAGTCTACAGAACTTCTTTCGACCGAATGATGCAAAACAAACATTCCCCGTTTTGCAAGCCGTCTTCCCAGCTCGTCTGCGATCAAGCGGGAAATCCAGTACTGGCACAGCCTAAAGACCGAGTCGTCGAAAAGTACCGAGCTCGCAGAGCTCACATGATGCGGGCACGCGCCATGCATGCCAGACGACAGGCCGCCCGTCGCCAAAGCATCGAGAGGTTTAAGCCGGAAGCTCCTCCAAAGGGTAAAGGTGACGGCAAGAAGAAAGCAGTGGTTCTTACAAAGGATTGGTGCGGGTACTGCAAGAAGATAAAAGCGGAGATGAAGGATATCATCCGTATGCTTGACGAGATGGGTATCGATTTGGAAATGCCCGAAGACGATGCCGAAGTGGATGCTCTTATGGCTGAGCACAAAGAGAAGGGCGCCACCGGATTTCCGGCTACGTTGGTTATGGAAGACGGCGAAGTGAAGGACGTTGTCAGCGGCTACATGCCCGCTGAGCGTTTCGTGAAGGCTGTTCAAAGCAAGTATTAATTAATCCGATGAAGAATTATTTTATAAAACACATTTTTGTATAAAATAAATGTCTTCCGCGATTCAAACACTTGTTTTATGCACGGATCTAGAAAGTGAAGCGCGCGTTTCACTTTCTATACCAGAGCTGAAGAGATGTACCTGTGCCGCAAATGTCGAAAGTTATAATGATCCTTTCGACGAGTGTAATTTCGATGTAGATCCGTATTTGATGAGATCAAAAAAACAAAAACACATAAAGATTAATAACTCTACTACAAAATGATAATTTGTTGTGAAAAGCTACTTCCGGAGATCGTGCGCATTTACACGAACGATGATTGGACCCAAATTGGAGATTTTGATAGACTAGACTACTTGTTGGACGATTGCATAGAGAAGAATGAAAAGATGGTTGTTTTATTTTCAAACCCGAATGAATTCGATCCCGACGAAGGGATCTCTTTTCCGCCTCTGCACATGCTGATGCGGATAATAGCTAGACTGCTTGCGGTAAGACACAAGCTTAAGGATGCAGTGCACTTCAACGTCATTCACCTGCAAGATGAAAACGCGAGAAACAGCGTAAACACCGTTTTGCAGTATTACACGCCCGCGAACAAAACATACGTAGTGGAAAGCAAAGCTGAAATTGCTGCGATCATAAACGACAAATCCAACTATACTTAATAGAGTAATGCCAGTACCATAAATGGACTTGAATTCAACGCCTATTAACTATATAAAAGATCAAGACGAAGATGATGAAAGTGAGTTTATGGAGGCATCTACTGCCGACCAGGTGTCTTTCCTGCGGGAGTACCTCCACGATTTCCCCTCGAAAGGAATCGAGCTGCTGTCACATTTTGATCGCAAGTACAGATGCAGCGGTGTTAGTTCTCTCAGAAATATACTGGAAAGCGTTTGCGTGTCAGATGGGTTCAGGGGAGAACTCAAACTCATAGCAGCGGACGCGCTGCTCTCCTTCAAGGAAGACCTCGAAGAGGTGGACGATGGGTCTGAAGATGCGGACAACACCCGAGCGTGCAATCAACAAATCGTCAAGCGAAATAAAATGCGAATGACTCGCGGCATATTGAGTTTGGGAGCGGTCGTGGACTACATCTGCACCTCCGAGGCAAACGATGTGTCCACCATCCTCAAGTTTGACGCGATAGTCAGACTGCACAAACTTGCCGAGTCTGAGACGAACACCGAAGAAATCAAAAGCAAGTGCGATGCGAACATGAAAAGACTCATTTCAAACAAATCGGTGGAATCTCAATATCGACTAAAGCTGATTTCCAGGATTCCCTGCGACGCGCTCAAGAAAGAGTGCTTCATTTTCTTCTTGGGAGATGTAGGAAATCCGACCTCTATGAGAATAATCGCAGCGCAGGGTATTCTCTCCGCCGTCGAGAATAAATACGAATCGGACGTGTATGACGTGGTGATGGCTCAAATAGAAATTTTTGCAAAGGACAGAGAACTGGACGCGTTTATAAGAGCCGACGCCGCGGACGTGATTCTGGGGTATGGCACCGAAGAGCTGCAGGCTCAGGCCAGAATCATAATCAATCAGATCGGACTGGAACGGGGTTACGGCATCTACGCAAACACGCAAAACGTTCACGCCGACTCTGTGGATGAATCGATACGCGCTTCTCTGGACACCCTGAACGAGTGGAGGTCAAAACACTCTGATTTGGTGAAAAGTTTTGAAGACACGGTAGACGATTTCAACACGCGCAAAAATGCGGCGGAAAGAACACAAGAGGAAATACGAGATACAGAAACGGCGCTGTTCAGAATCCTGATGGGCACGCGCTCATACAACGGGTTCACGCCGCAGTCCCTGTTTTGCACAGTTCACGCGTGGATAAGCTCTCGGAGCGAAACTGAAAGGGCGGAGTTGTGGACGAGACTGGATCAAGAAATGGCCGATATGGTGAACACCTGCACTACCGGTATAGTATCGCGGTTAGTGAACGTGTTGTCTGGATGGGGAGGGTTTCAGATAAAGATAAGTTTCAAAGACCAAATAAAATCCAACTTTGCTGGCCGATTGAATGCGGTCGCTCGACAATTGGTTGAGCACGCTGAGGACGGGAAACACGCGTTCTACGAACTCAGGAAAAACGAGGTGGCACTTGTTTATATAAATGACGTGTTGAAGAGTCAATGCGAAGCAGATCACAAAGCGGAGGATAACGAGGCACTTCTGGCTGCAATGGCCGACAGAGGAATCGACGCAAACGGCAAAGAAAAAGAGGTCAGCCGCTCCGCGGCATCGCGAAGCAGCCGTGTGCAATACGCGGTCAAGCGACTGGAACAGAGCAAGTCTGAGAAGATCGCCTCGTTTGAGAAGGAGTGCCCGGAGCTTCAGTTGCTAGCGCGTCAACATTTCGCCGATCGTCTTTTCATAGAGTTTTCAATAGAAGAGCCCAATCGCAAGTGCTTTCACTTGTTTTTCGGACACAGCTTTTCTAAAGTTGCAGAAGAACTTAGAAAAGAGTTTAGTGGATTTATGGATCCAAATGATTTTGAAATGTGCTTGAGAGACGCTTTGTCTTTCTACGAAGGATCATGATCTGCGCATACCCGCGGTGCTTCCCATTCCAGACCCTGGCGGCAGGGGCGGCGGTTTGTTTATCGAGCTAAGCGGTTTTAACTTTTTGTTGTAGGCATTTTCGAACTCTAAATAACACACGTCTGACCTGCCGTGGGTGCTGTCTCCTATTTTCACAGAGTGCCCTCTTCTTGACTTGCCTATGGAGTAGGCGGGGATTCCGCCGTGGGGGTCTTCCTTTACAGAAGGATCGGGAGCTTTCGGGGCTCCTCCTTTCTGATTGAAAGCTTGTTTGGACTGGACTCTCTTTGACATATTCACGACAAACTGAATGATGTCCTCCTTCTTGTATTTTCCGGCGTACCGCATAAATGGCTTGCCGTTTACATAGAGTATGATCAAGGGAACGTACTGGATCTCGGTGATAGTTCCCTTGGACTTTTGAACCAGCTTCATGTTTGTCCCGATGTTGAGGAGTCCAAACTGGCACCCGCCTATGGTTCCCGGGAGTTTTTTGAATATGGGTACTAGAGTTGCACAGTGCTTACACTGAGTAGAATAGAACAAAACCAAAGAGAAGCTTGGAATCGGGTTGCAGAGAATCTTACCTTTTGTTCCGCTTTCCACAGTAAAGTCGTCTGCTGTTAGAAATAGTAATCCGCTCATATTGTTTAACACTTATCTTGGATGTGTTTAAATGCTGTATGCAGCGATAATAAAAATGTTTGTAAATATAAAATGAACGGATGTCCTAACAATAAATTACCCCCTGTTCCGTGTAATCCAGCGACTAAAACGGCAGTTATCCCAGCCTACGGTGGAAACGGATACTACTGTGCTAACCCCGGATGCCCTTCTATTACGGGTCCCATCACCGGTTACAGAACTCTCGGAACATACGGCGGAAATGCATCTGACTGTTGCAATCCTCAGATTACTGCTTTGTGCGATCAAGGTAACCCTACTCTTGGTGCGAGAGAACAACACAGCTGCGGCGATGGTACCGTGTTCACCTGCAATGGCGGCACGGAAGGATGCTTCGACAATTCCCCCCTGTACTGTGGATCCGGTGCACCGAGACCGTCTAGTGCGGGAAATGGTAGGGGACCTAGGCGCTAAACAATATTTTTTCCATAAAACTGAAAATGGTTAAATTTTTTGAAAAAAAAGTTAAACAACTACACCTTTCACTCTACTGATTGATTGAAAAAAGAATACTATTCAATGTCTTTCTCAGCTTTTCACTCTGATGCCTGGACTCGAATGAATGACCACGACGAAGCTTTTTCATCGGAAGACGAAATGTCTTTTAATGTCAATGCCCCGGAATTCATTCCTGATCCCGAGTTCCTCGAATGTGAAA